GCACCAATTCCAAAGTTAATAAGACTATCAATTTGTGCTTGTTTCCTGTATAATTCGTCTTTCCGTCTTTTACGCATTTGAGCCTCTATTTGCAGCACCTCATCCCATGCCGATTTACCATAATGCCAAGTGATATGCTCTTTAATTTCAGCCCTCATTTGTTCCATTTTTTTCTTGTTAGCGAAGATCTCAATAGCAGTTTCTTCATCAGAACCCTTGAACGTTTTTTTCCAAAACGGTGGGTTTTTTTCTCGTTCTTCTATATTGGTAAAATCAGAAAAAGCTTTGCCCCATTGAGAAAGCTGACCTGTCATATCTTGCAGATCTTTCCCCGCTCCAATAGCGCCTTTAAGAGCTTTAAAAGCCCCTGTCGCTAGGGCAACGCAAGATACGGGGTCCATATCAGGCTTCTCCTGATATAGCCTCTGGCGCAGTCACGGTAATAGCCGTATGCCGTTTAGTTTCTTCTGTCCAAGATTTTCCACAGTCTGGACATTTTCCATCTGGATAAGACGCAACCTCTTCTGGTGTATCTACTACGTTATCACAGTGATGGCACTGTAATGTATCTACGGATGTTGATGGTCTAAATTTAGAACCATCTCCTATTACTATAATGTGTTCATCATCGCTCATGTCGTACTCACTGTTACTGATCCAACCGTTCCTGTAGCTTGAGATCCACGAAGAAAAGCTGAATGGGTTAATGGAACTCTAACAATGCCATTATGACTGAATAATCCCCCATTTTCTAGTCCACTGTCATCAGTAGGTAAATTAGTTATAGTTATATCTGTTGCTCTTATATCTCCTGGGTTTTGAATTTGCTCTAAAAATACAGAAAATGCACGAATAACTTCTGAAAAATAATTTCTCTGATATTCCTCTGGAGGTATGGGAAAATATGGACGAGGTAAACGTCTAGACATTAACGCCTCCCATCAGGTCTTATATCTAAACGCGGAGAGCCTAAACGCCATGTGACACCAAGATCTTCTGATTCAATTTTAAACCGCATTTGCCTGCCACGAAGCCTAAAATCTAATTGTTCGGTTCTTGAGCTTACCGCAGCAGCTTGAGTTTTTACAAAAGAATCTGTTTCTGTTTTTGAATATGTGCCATCTGGAACATTTTTTACATCTAATGTTATGTTAACATCAGGGAGCGTAGCAGTAGAGTCTCTAAAATCAACATCTGGTATCATTTTGCGCAACAGCATAAACTGTTCGCCATCTCCTATATCTATAGGACTTGATTGTATAAAGGCATTGATTGGAGTGATTGGATTAGTTGTGCCATCATCAAATCCGATTTCATGCTCATAAATATAACCATCAGCATTTGCTGCAAAAGGAAAATCAAAAATACCCCTGTCAATCCATGCAGTTCTACCAAAAGATCCATAATACCAAACCTTTTCTAGGTAATTATAAACAACATATCTATTTACTTCTTGACTATTTTTAGAGGGATAATACCACCAAATTTCAGAGTGTTCTGTATTTAACGCAGCATTAATTTTTTCAAGCTGTTCTTCATTTATATCAGAAAAAACAAAATCACGAACCATGCAAGGAAGTTTTTGAACAGATCCGCTATACACATAAAACTCTGCTCTACCCATCCAAAACACATTATCATCTACAGCTATAGCTGCATTTGGCCCTGCAACAGTTATATTTTCGGATAACGAATTTACACCAAAAGTAAATGGAGGGCCAAGAAATTGCATTGAGTACAGAGTTGTGTCTGTAAAAACTAGAATTTGTTGTCTTGTTTCTAAGGCGGTAACAATTTCTGAACCAGATCCAAGCCTTAACTCACCCGCCGTATTATCAGATCTTGTTTCCCAATCTGTTAAAGATTCTTGATTAGAAAATCTAATTGCTAATGGATCTTGCACACCCGGATCTGCCTCCGTATCGCATCCGAAAGCAATAACGTGCCTATCTCTATCAGAGACTAAAATTTGTTTTGCTACTGTAGGCGCACTATTAGCCCCTAATAAAGAAGTAATATTTACACCTCTTGAAGAGAGAGTGCCAGTTTCATCCCAATAATATATACCACCATCTCGTACATTCATCAAAAGATCTTCGCCAAAGTTATCATGTGACCAAAGACGAAGAGTGTTTGTTACAATTGCATCTGAAGAAGCAGACCCCCAAGCACCTCTAGACCAAGTTCCTGCACCCCATCCTGCACCAGACACACCAATGTCTAACCCTGTGTTGATCTGATAGGCACCTACAACAGAACCACCACCGTTACCTGTATCAGATCCGTTAGCCGTTACCAACGATGGGTTTAAACCTCCATTGTATGTTATTTCATATATAGAAGTATCAGCGGTTCTCGCTTTGATTTTGTAGCTGTTTGTATTTACCACTTCTGTTACATAGTATTCTTGATTAAGAACAGCAGCCGTAATCAACCCACCAAGACTTGCTGCACCAGAGTAAGTTACAAAATCATTTACAACAGCACCGTGATTAGAGTGACTGACTGTTAGTTCTGAAGAGCCATTTGTTGCTGCAAAAGTAATTGCCCCCGCAGAAGTTGTAAGACGTAAGGGTGTTACATCATTGTAGAAACCACCTTCATCAATATAATATTTAAGATTTGTACCAACACCAACGTATTGATCTCTATTTAAAGAAACCCAAGGATGTAAGGCACGACAAGTTCCAAGAAATGAGTTAGTAGATCTCTTTTGCCAACCACCTATTTTTTCGGGGTAGCCCTTTTGAAATCTAACGTTATCAATATCAAACCAACCGCCCTCGTTAGAGTAGGCGGTTATCTCTCGATTGACCCCAGGCTTGAACTGTAGTTTGGATAAAGGCATTAACTAATCTCTTCATACGACACTATAACTTTAAAATCATTTGCTGTTCCCGCTGTGGCGCTTAATGAAGTGCCTGTGCTTCCATTTTCTTCTAAATAAATAGGAGAATCTTTTGTCACTACGTCAAAAAAATCATTATTATTAACAGATTTAAGTTGCACAAGTTCTGTAGCTGTGCCACCTGCGTTAGTGGCATTGTGATAGCTTACAGTGCAAGTTCTCGCTGCACTACCATCTACGTTGACTAATCGTACAAGATTAACTTTAAGAACCTTGTTATTGCTTCCTTGATTATTAAGAATTGATGTTTGAGAACTGGTTGTCAGGTTGGTTACGTTAACCTTACCCGTCATTGTAGTTAATGCTGCAATATTTGGCTCTGCCATGTCTATCTCCTATCCCAGAATTATACTGAGGGCTATTGATGTGTTAGGTGCAAGGTTAGAGAACCCTATAGTCCCTGACCCGTTTGTAGTTAAAGCTCTATTTGCAGCGCCGTCAGAAGTAGGCAAAGTAAGAGCACTAACAAAACCCTGTAAGTTTGCATCGTAAGCAAGAACGTCTGATCCAATGGCTACGCCAAGGTTTGTTCGAGCAGCAGAATCTGTACTACCGCCCGTGCCACCATCTGAGATAGCCAAATCAGTAATCCCTGTTATAGATCCGCCTGTTATATTTACACTGCTCATGCCAAGATTAGCTGTTATATCTACAACCGCAGCCCCAGACCCTGCGCCATCAGCGTAGATTATAGCATTGTCACCATTTGCTACGGTCACATTTGCACCAGATCCTTGACTGAACGTACAGGCTTGACCTGATCCATTGACTACAAAGTATATATGCTGACCGTCATTTGGAGCTATTGTAATCGTACATGCTTGAGTTGCCCCAGATAAAACAAGGGTTTTAAACTGACCGTCTGATAAAGCTCCATCACTTGTTGTAAGAGTGTGGGAGGCACCAGATGAACCCAAGTTAATAGTCCCAACCCCGTTGGTAAGGCGGTCAACTATGTTAAGATTATTATTAGTGGTTGTACCCCATGTACCCGACTGTTCGCCGTTTCTAATAAGCTCTATACCACTATTTGTTGCATATGTACTTGGCATGTTCTTTCCTACGCAGCTACAATTTCTGTCCAGATAGTATCATAATCTGGAATTATTCTACCCCAAACTAACACACTTCCTACTTGACCGCTACCCGCAACTCCTCCAACTGTAGCGGAAGATCCACCTGTAACCGTGACAGAACCCACAGATCCTGTAGCGACTAAAGATGCAGCAGGTATAACAGCAGTTGTTCTTTGTGTCACCGTACCAACACTTGTGGTAGCGGCAAGACCTGTTTCAGGAACAATGGCATCGCCAATTACGCTTACCTGATGTATAGCGGAGTTAGCCTGAAGACCTGTAATTGTTGGCTGTACGTTGATAATTACACTTACTGAACCAACCGCAGATGATAAAGCAGAAACAGTCGGAAGATTTACTAGAGCCGTACCTGTAATAGTCGGCAATGTAACTTCTCCAGTTCCTGCTACTCCTGTAACACTTACATCTACATTCGTAATCGGTGTTACATCGTTTGTAGAGCCTGTTGCGGTTAAGCTACCAACTAGGACAACTGTACCACCGCCTACACCTACGCCAACCGATCCAACAGCGCCTGTACCAACAAGACCGCCTGCTGCTAGATTGTTGTCTGTAACAAGGGAAACAACACCAACTGTACCTGTTGCACCAACGCCTGTTGCCAGAACGCGAGTAACGGACGCATCATCGCCTATCGGTACTTGAGATATTGATGTTGCGCCAAAAAACATTTAGGCTACTCCAAGTTTACTCAGAAGATTCCTCTTCTTCTGCTTCTGGCTCTGGTGGGGCTGACCAAGTATCTTCGTCAGCATTATAAATCCACCCTGCTTGCACATCATCGGGACACTCTACAAATTCAGAATGTAAACCTTGATGAAACCTATCTTCGTATGATGGAACAACGTCCACAGCTTCATTATTTACTAATCTACAATACATATTAATACTCCACAATTACGCAGCCATCTGCACCAACGCCATATCCATTTTGTCCGCCGCTTCCGCCGCCACCTCCAGGCCATCCCCCTCGACCTGGGCGTGTTGTATTACCTGAACCGCCACCGCCATTTATGCCATCACCTCTACCTTGATCTGCCGTACCGCCTGGGCCAGTGCCTAACATATCAACACATTGAGGGATTGCAGCGGGAGCAAATGCAAATTGTGAAGGTTCTTGAGAGCCCGATACCTGCCCGATTGCTCCATACATTTTAAAACCAAAAGTTCCAAGATTTACACCTCTAACGTCACTGGTATAATAAGTACCGTTTTTTCCAAGACCACCGCCTGCACCACCCATACGGCCTAAAGCGTTATAGCCTGTTGGTAAAGTACTGCCAGAATAGGTCCCTGGGTTTCCTGGACCAAATATACAAGCCACACCGCCACCACCAGAATAGTTTCCTTGAGCGTCCCCTCCTTTATAGTTCACAGTGCCACCTGATCCTGTTCCACCAGTTTTTTGACCAGTGTTTGTACTGCCCCCTGTTCCACCTGTGGCAGAAATAAGCGATCCAAAAGAAGAAGTTCCTCCAGTTGAGCCACTATAACCCCCTGCACCAACGGTTACAGTATGACTAGATCCTTCGGTAACAGTAAAAGTTCCGAGGGCAAATCCACCACCCGCGCCACCTGAATAACTTGTGTTATTTCCACCTGAACCTCCTGCGCCAAAACAGCGAACTCTGATGCTTGTGGTTCCAGTAGGTATTACAAAAGTGTACGACCCCGCGCCCCCAAATGTCATAAGCTGCCCTGTACCAAAAGTTCCAGTTGCCCAGTTTTGTGTGGATGGAGCTAAGGATGTTCCGCTGCCTCCGCCTGCGCTGCCTGATATTACTGTTCTAGTCATCACTAAGTCCCTTCATATCCCATTACTTGAACAACAGCAGTTTGTGTCGCCCCTCGATTACGAACTAAAATTCTATCGCCATTACTTAAAACAATTCCCGTTCTTTCATATTGAGTCATTGCTACGTCTTGTTCCAAGATACCGTCTGTTCCTAAAACACCAATTTTTGTTTTAGTAGCTGAAACAGTGCCAGAGTTAGAAGTAATTGTAGCGGCACCTTGTGTTGCAGTATAATCAACAGAACCATAAAAAGTTGCAGCAGCAGTCCAAGTTACTAAATCGGTTGAGTAAAATACTTCTTCCGCAGTAGTTTGACTAAACTCCGAAACCACTAACACCCAAAGACTTGTTCCAATCCTCATAGACCTGAAACAAACTTGTTCATCAGTCATAGAGTAATTACTCAAAGTAAGATCAAAACTTGAGTCATAGGATACATAAGCGTCACTAGTTCCAAAAACGCCATCTGTTCGATTTCCTGTTCCAATAGAAAGAAGATCATCTCTAGTGGTTGTAAAAACCTTTGCTGTACTACTGCTTCTTATAGCACAGTAGTGTTTGCCGTCATTAGGGTTGTACTCAAAATAAAGAATAATACCCGCAGTTCGAGAGCTACAATTAGTTATATAATAAACAGAATTATTAGCAGTTTTTACTGAACGACCCGCCGCTGTTCCTACGCTAGTGCTATTCCAATATTGATCATCCATAGTGAAAAGGGCAGGATATTGACCATTTCCATGAGGATCAATAGCCCCCATCCTTCGTTGCAGTCTTAAATAAGCATATGGGGTAGTGGTGCTTGGGTTACTCATACCCGTACCATTCGCTGATCTGTACCAAACACTAGTTGTAGCACCCGTATGTTGCTGTTCAAACGCGTTGCCAGTATATTTAAAAACTCCTACCATTTCACTGTTATCTACACCCACAATCCAGTGCATTTTTTTACCGTCTACCGCACCGCCTGTTCCAGTTATCTCAAGAGGGTAAGGATCAACAACAACACCGTCATTACCATAAGTAATACTTTGAGTATATGTGGCACTAGCAGAAGCAGTTCTATTAAAAACATTTTTGTAATACTCGTCTTCTGTAGTAGGCGCAGGAAAACTTTTAAAGGTTTTGTTATCAGATGCACCTGGGTCTTGAATAACAATATCTCCACCTGTGTCTATTTGTTCTGCCGTATAAACATCATAAGTAGCTCTTTGTTGACTAGTGTTAGTATCGGCATCGGCATTATTATAAATAGTATAAGTAGTGCTGCCAGAACCTGAATAAAACTCAAAAACTGGTAGGTCTTGTACGTTTGACTTGTTGTTAAACTGAACCCTTCCAACATAAGCCATAGCACTTGAATCTGTAAATCCAGTGTTTGATACAGAATACCTGATATAAGAAGTATCCCAAGCTTCGGAGACAATAGTTGTTGTTTCTGTTACGGCGCTAGAAGATGTATCAATTCTAATATCAAGATTCGTAGGTAATTCAGAATAAGCGATCACCGTAACCGATGCTTCTGCTCCACTACTGTTTGTGTATATTGCAGAAGTTGCTCCAGGTGCTACCGCTGCTTTTCCTAAACGACCATTTGCCATATTCTTATCCTCTCATAAAATACACAAAACCAGTAGACGCTCCACTGGACGGTGCATCTGACCAAGTAGGGGCAGCGCCATTCCCACCTGATGTTAATAATTGACCCGCTGTACCATAATTAGCACCTCCGACCCCTAGCTGTCCAGAAGAAGCTACTCTAAACCTTTCTGACCCAGACGTTTCAAACGAAACAGTATCCGCAGCAGGGAAGCGTATAGCTGTATTAGTGTCCCCTGTGTGAATGATTTTATCGGCAATGCTTACATCACCTGTTGCCTCTACTTCTCTTAGTTTTGTGCTACCAACCACATCTAAGGGAACACTAGGACTCGCAGTTCCTATACCGACTCGATTGTTGGTGCTATCAACTACGAGCGTAGTTGTATCTACGACAAGCTCCGCCGCTGCGCCGTCTGCTATAAAATCACCTAAGTCTCTTGCTCTAGTCATCTATCAACCTTTCTTACTCAGTGACTTCTACTATCTTTGTTCCATTAGAATCAAAAACAATTCCTAAATTTGCACTAACTACTCTAACTGAACCTACACCATATTCACCTGAAGATTCATAAGGAATATAAGCATTTATACGTCCTGGTACTTGTGTAACATAGAGATCATTAGATTTAGCGTAAAAATTAGTTTCGAAATTATATAAATAACTACCTTTTACAAGTGGCTGAGTTGGTATTGTACACATGGTACTTCTGATACTACCAGAGGTAGGTAAATTATTCCTTCCTGAATAGCTAATTGAATGGTTACTTGTATCTACAGTAAAAAACCTAACTTGAGGTTGCATGTTGTCAGAAGTACTCCCTCTAGCATCAAAAAAATTCAAAAATGTATTACTAGAAGCAATAGGATGAATATAAGAGTCTGTTTCTGTAGTATGGGGAGCAGTACTTATAATACTGCCATTATTTACAGATACCGAAGTTCCGCTTTGTACTCGATAAATAGCACGATAAATATTTTTAGCAGATACGGCATACGCCTGATATTGATAAATATAATACTGTCCGTTGTTAGTGGTAGTCGGAATAGGGCTTATACGATTTAAATAACCATTTGAACATTGTGGCGCACCACTAGGAGATAATATAGTAAAACCTGCGGAAGTTGCATTTGTGGTATTTGCAAAACCAGTTGCGGCAAGGTTAGGATATCCACTACCAGAAAGATGTGCGCCTACAAAATATCCTTCATTTGCTGCGTTAGGAATATAGGATAGAGCATACCCTTGATTATAAGGATAAGCTTGTCGCATATCACTGCCATTTGGCCCATAGTTTGAACCAGTTTGAGCATTAACTACAGTGTGACTCAACGTTGTTCCACTTGCATGAAATAAACCAGTAAAACTATTTCCAGTGCTATGGGAATGATTTCCAGTAGCAATAAATTGATTTCCGTTTCTAGCTCTTGCGCCATGCCAATTAATGTTTTGGTATTGGTTGGTAGTAGTATAAAACGCAAGAGTTCCTATACTTGGTGTTGATCCTGAAATGTCTACAGCCGCAAAAGCATAGTGAAAATAATAATCAGGCGCAGGATTCCAATAACATGTAAGTATTGCAGCTTGAGTTGAACTCAGACCAACAGCTTTTTCTAACCCTCCATAATGACTGTAACCTCCAGAAGTAGAAGGAAGATCAGCTTGCGTTCCTTTTGTAAGAGTTGTTCCACTTACAGTAATTTTAAATATACCTGAATTTGAAGTGCCTACAGCAAGAGTATCACTAATAAAATCAATGCTGTTTAAGCCAGTAATAGTAGTAACAGAACCAGTTTTATTTGTTTTATCCCAAACATAAACTTTTGTACCTTGTTGAATATATAAATAATCCGTTCTGTCAAAATGTTTAGCACTGGTGCTTACATTGTCACTGGTTAAACTATAATAAGTAATAGGATCAGAAGCCCCTACCCCTGCTGCCGTAATTGCAGCCGCAGTTGTACTGTCTACAGAAGCAATATTACTAAGCTGTCTTGCGTTAGTAATTACGTCTGTGCCACCTACTTTAATCGCCATCTTCGTGTCCTTTCACTAGGAGATTGTTGCATTTGTATTAACGTTGCCGACAACATCTAGGTTGCCAGAAGCGTCTAGTTTCATCTTATTTGCACCGCCAGTTGCAAAGTATAAACTTCCACCTGTTTCGGTTATTGTCCAATTAGCAAAGCTTACACTACCTGTAAGAGCTACTGCTCCTGTTACACTTATGCCCGTGTTGTTTACGCGAGCACGTTCAGAACCATCTGTTTCAAAGCTGACAACATCAGCCGCAGGAAATCTAATTGCTGTATTAGTATCACCGTCATGTACGATCTTGTCAGGGATGATAACATCCCCTGTTGCTTGTAACCCTGTTGCGTTAAGCCGCATACGCTCAGAACCGTCTGTCTCTACGGTAAACGTATCAACCGCAGGAAAACGTATCGCTGTGTTTGTGTCACCACTGTGAACAATCTTATCGGCAATAGTTACATCACCGCTAAAATTGCTTGTCGTGCCAGTAAGATCACCTGTAAGCGTTCCACCTGTAAGCTGTAAATATCGAGCGTCTGACTGAGATTGCGTATAAACATTTGCTATCGTCTGTGTCCCATATGCAACAACATCAAGGGTATCCCCTACCGTTGCACCAGAAGCAAGGACTATCGAAGTGCCATTTGTAGCGGTGAAATCCGCTGCCGAAAGTTTAGATCCATTTAAAAATACTTCAACAAAATTTACGGTATATGACACCGAAAAGGTTGTCTGGTTAGCTGTTGCGGTAAAGACTGTAGTCGTAAAAGTTGTTGGCTGTATATCCGCAGCTATCGCTGTAATAAATACAATGGCATCTCCAGATAGATTTATCGCATTGCCACTGTTGCTACTTTCAGAGACGACCCTAGTGAGAGTTGTCCCTGAAGCAGTAAAAACACCTGAACCTAACTCAAAATTACTTGTACCATCTTCTATACAGTATCTAACAGTATCTCCGTTAGATACCCCTGCTGCGGTAAAAGTTTGGAAACCGTCAACCGCTGAACCCAATGTGAGTGTGCCAGTACCCGTAGTGGCGGTTGTCATCTTGGCACGATTGACCAGTTTTACCATAGCGGCACTCCAAACTTAGTTGTTAAGCAATACGAATAATTGCGTTACTTGCGTCAGGTGTTGGGAACACAATCTGAAAGTCCCCAGAAGTTGATGACTTGTTAGAGCCAAAATCAAGAACAACTACACTTGCATCGTTAGAAGCAGAGTCATTGTAAATCAGTGCGCCACGAGCAGTAATCGTTGCAGATGTAAACGTCAGATCTGCAAAGTCAGTCAAAGCTGTGGTTCCTGATGTTGTTGGTGTTACGTTTGTAAGAGTCCCGCCACCCGCAGAATATGTGCCAGAGTTACCTACCTCGTTAGAAGTAGTGTACGCTGTGGTCGCTGCGTTGAAAGAAGCACTGTTATCATACAAAGCTAGTTTGAAAGTATTACCACTTGAGTTGGTAAAGTTGTGTGTTGCAGTCATCAGTTCTTTCTTGAACGATGTACACATAAAGTTGCCGCTAAATGCCATTTTACATTCTCCTTATAAGCTCGGCTAGTTCAGGATGACCCGCATTTTTGAGCGCATTATACACAGATGTACGGTCACTGTGAATAGCTTGTCTCATATAGTAGGCCACCAGTTTCTCCAGATGCTTAGAGAAGGCATGCGCCTGATCCCTGATTGCTGGATGCGCTGAGTCTGACACTGCGATAATTTTCTCCACGCACTGTGCAGACAATTCATCAGGGGTAAGACCCCTATTATGAGTTGTATTTACTTGAACTAAAGATTCATCTTTAGGAACACTTACGTCTATTTTAAACATTATTGTTTAGCCCTAATTACTTTTCCTGTTCGATATTCATCTGTCGTTTCTTTTGCTTCGCCAAGCATCTTAATGCCAACAATAGATTCTTCAAAGCGTTTATTATACATTGCCATCATATCTTGATCGCCTTTCATGTAAATATATGCTTCTATCATTGCTCCGTATAACAAAGCCATTTCAGCGTTTTCACTCAACCAAGTTGTACCGCTATCAGATAACTCTGTAATACTTTGAGGTCTATAAAAATAATGAAGTTCTGCGGTAAAAGCAGCATTTGGTGTGGGTGCCATTAAAAAATTATCAACATCAAAAACACAATAATATCTCGGTAATCCTGTCGTGGTAGGATCTGGTGTATATTGTTGTAAAAAGCTTGGATCTTTAAAATCTAAAAAGAATTTATCTCCATTAGATCCTGTCATACTCATAGAAAATGGTGCAAGAAAATCGGATGGAACTTTTATATATTGTGTAGATGCTGTTGTTTGTGCTGTTGCATTTTTACGAAATAGACTAAGCTGTACGTTTTTAAGAATACGTTCTTCTGATAATCTAATAAACAATGGTATATTGTTTACAAAACCTGTTTCTTCGTACTCTGCGTACTGTTTTATAGCATCTTTTAACTGTAAATATGTAAAGCTCATGTCATCACACTATTGTTATATTCCCTACCATACTACCATGACTTGTGCATTGATACACTAAAGATGTGTCACTAGGCTCATGTGGTACAATGAATTGTGTCAATCCTGTAGTAGAATTAAAATTTTCTGTTACCCCTGTGGTAAACGCAGAACCTCCCGCAGAGGTTCTAATTTGCAAAGGATGACTCCCTACATTAGACGTATTATCTATGAGATAAGTATGTCCTTTATAAAAAGTAAAGTTTGGATTGTCTCCAGATGTAGCCCCTGGACCAGTAAATGTATAAGCAGATGAACCATTTGTCCCTGCTGTATATTTAGTTACAGGACCAGTTGTTTCATCATTTACTCGAATCCATGCCCCACCGTGCGCGAAATATAGACCTCCAGTTGCATGAACGTGAGCCACAGCGCCATGATATGTAGACGCACTTGGCAAATCACTAAGTGCGCTGTAATAAAATACAATTTTATTTGCGCCAGAACTTACATCTATAACGCCATTTGAGTCTATAATATCAGTCAGAGTTGAACCGTTTCCAAGTGCCGCATATATTTCTGTAAAGTTAGCATTTATTTTAGTAGCGCCTGCGCGAAGGGTGTCACCATTCCCATCGTTTGCGCTGCTTCCTATTCCTACACTTTGTAAAGCCATGTTCTATCCCTCGTCAAATGTGTCTGTAGTAGAGTCTAGTGTTGTTGTTGTGCTATCAAAACTTGGAGCAGTTGCGGTAGGATTAACCGTAACAGACCCCACAGAAACATTTGCGATTACTCCAGAAGGCGTAATATCATCGTTACCAGAATCTGATGTAGTTATCGTTACAGTACCAACACTTCCATCTGCAACTAAATTATTTGGTGGTGTAATTCCAGGTATGTCTCTAAAACCAACAGGATCATAGCCATATTGTATATCTCTTTGCTCATCTAAATCTTGTTCTGGTCTAGGATCTTTTAACGCTTGAGGATCAGGAACGGCTCTAAGTGGTTGTAATTGAGGGTGTTTTTCTTCCCATTCATCTCTACCAACAAGTAAACCGTTCCATTCTTTACGCATATCTTTTAACCGATATCTGAATCCAGATCGGTCTGATATGCCAAAAGCATGTTTTCCTGTTGCAAATTTAGACAATACGGTA